TTGGGGCGCTGCCCCAAACCCCGGCAAGGGCCTGAGGCCCCTGCACCCCACTCTTTCCCCCCTACTCCCCTACCTTACCACCCGTTTCCTCTCCCTGCGCATCAGCTCTGTCACGCCCAGCGGCGGGTCCCCGAACGTCGCCTTGAGCGTCCTTCTCCCGCCCTCCCATGTCTCCTGCATCGCAATCAGCCGTGCGTCCATCCGCCAGCCATCCAGCACCACCGTCACCACATCCCCCACGTCATAGTCCCGTTCATACCGGCACAATCCCCCATCCACCACGTCCGCCGTCATCGTCCTTGACGGCCCCGTCAGCTTCCTGCGCGCCGCCAGCGCCAGCATCTCCGTGTCGTCGATCGACCCGCAGTCCTCGAACGCCTCATACCGCGTCAGCCCCGCGTTTTCATTTCCGTAGCTCTGGATCAGCCGGTTTTCGTCCTCGCCCGCGCCGCCCGCGTATACCACCGTCACCGCGCTGCCCGCGTCCTCCGTCACGCTCCCGCCCTCGACGTTGCCCAGCTCCCGCGACAGCGCGCACCGCCCCGCGCCCGTCGTGCGGTCCACCCCTGCCCACGCGCCAAACACGTACCGCTTCGCCCCGAAGTCGGGCCGGATGTCCCAGCCCACCTCCGTGGCCGCGCCGATGTCCTCAAACAGGTCGCTCAGCCTCTCAAACCGCGCCTGCCACGGCAGCTCCGGCCCGCGGTGCAGGTTCGTATCCAGCACAAGATGCGGAATCGCCCGCGCCGCGTCCTCCGGAGCGGTCAGGTTGTTGGCCGCGAAGTGCAGGTAGGCGCTCTCCGCGTCGCCGGTGAACAGATCGTAGCCGAACTGGTTGTACGCCCCGCCGGTGATCAGCGGGGGCAGGCAGATGCGCCGCTTCGCCAGCCCCTTGAGGGGCGTGCCGTCCACGGTGAGGGTGTCGCCGCTGCGGCTCACCCGGTGGATGATCCACCCCTGCTCCGGCCGGTCGGGCCGGTAGATGACCCGGTCGCGCGCCAGAAGGCCGCCGGCGTCGCGCTGCACCGTGAGCTTGAAGCTGCCCACGCCCCGGAACTCGCGCCGGACCATGAACGACCTGGGCGCGGGCACCTCGCCAAGGAGCGTGAAGTCAAAGTCCATCACCATCAGCGACAGGTCCACCGCTCACACCCCCTCGAACGTATCGTACCAGCGCACGCGGATAACGCTGCGGCTGCGGTCGCCCGTGGGCACGTATTCGATGTCGTTTTCGCCGGGACGCAGGCCGAACGCCGCCACCGACGACAGGGGATCGAGGTAGCCGAAGGCGTTTTCCCCGCTGCCGTCCTCCCGCGTGAGGGTGACGGCCAGCGCCGCCGGGTCGGTCCGGATGGTGAGGCGCTCGCCGTAGGGCAGGGGCGATGTCAGGCGCAGCGCGGCGCCGGTGGTGCGGTTGACCAGCGCGGGCGTCTCGCCGCTGCCCTCGACCGTGACCACGCACGGCGCGAACGCGGACCCCCCGTTGGTCACGCGCATCTGAAACACCTGCGACCCAAGCCTGACCGGAAGCCTGCCCGGCAGCCGAAAGCCCCCGCTGGTCTGGCGAAACACCGCCTCCCGCGGCTCGCTGCCGTAGAGAAACGGGCTTTCGCACTGAAACCGCACGTTCACGCCCGTGTGCACGTCCCCGGCGCGCGCCGTCCAGTCCAGCCCGCCCAGCGGGACCACCCAGGTCCACCACGCGCCGTGGTCGTTTTCGTACACGAGGCGCGCGCGGCTTTCGCCGTCCGCCGCCAGATCGGGCGAGAGCACGCGGCACAGCGCCTCGCGGCTTTCGTAAAGCCCCTGCCGCGTCGTCCCCAGAATCTGGATGACCGCGGTGATCTCCCGCGCCTCGCGCCGCAGCGACAGAAGCCGCCCCCCGTCGCGCGCGCCGTCCTCGGTGAGCGTCAGCGCGTTGCCGCACGCCCCCACCCCCCGCACGCTGCGCAGCAGGTACGGCGCGCCCCGCCCGAACACGGCCCGCTCGCCCCGGAGGTTGATGTAGGTCAGTTGCTGCATGGTGTTTTGGTACTCCTTTCGTGTTGGGATGAGGGAGGGAGATAGGGGAGGGGCTTGTGGTCTGCCAATGGTGGGCGATTCGAACGCCACCGGCGAATCATCACGCCCATGCGCTCAAAACTCCCTCTTACAGCATAAGCGCCAGCGCCTCGTTGACCTCCTCCATCCGCCGCGCCACCTGCGCCGGGGTCTCCACCGGCTGGTTGAACTCGACGGTCTGGTTCACCGTCACCGCCGGGACTGCCGCCTGCGCGGCCTGCGCCGTCTGGCGGCCGTCGTAGAAGGTATCCGCCGCCGACTGGGCTGTTTGTGCCATTTGCTGTTGTACCTCCAGCATTCGGGCGTTGAAAGCGTCAAACCACTGTGCGATCTCGCCCACCTTTGCCTTAAAGCCGTCCAGCAGCTTTTCGCCCAGCGTCTGCCCCAGCGCGTCATACTCCGGCGCGTAGGAGCTTATTAGCGAAAGCAGCTCGTCCTGCGACTGCGTCAGAATCAGCTTCTCTGCCTCGGCCTGGAGCGCGGCGTCCTTCATCCGCTCCTCGTAGGCCGCTTCGATGGCCTCCTGTTCCCGGTCCAGCGCCTCCAGCTGGCTGTCGGCCTTTTTCTCAATCTGGTCGATCTCTGCCCGCAGTGCATCCTTCTGATCTTGCAGGGCCAGGCGCGCGAGGCGTTCCTCGCGGCTCTCCAGCGCCTGATCCAGCTGCTGTTGCAGCTTGGCACGGTTGTAATCGTCCTGCTCGTAGGCGATCTGCTGGCGGAGCCTTTCGATCTTGCGAAGTTCCTCCGCGTCCTGCTTCTCGCGGTCCTCGGTATCCGCCAGCTTGTCCAGTGCCGCGATTTGGTCCTCAATGGCGGCTACGCTGTCATCCCGCCACTTCTCCCAGGTTTTGCGGCTTTCGTCCAGCCGCTGCTGCTCGGCCTCCAGCATTGCTTCGTAACGATTTTCCAGAGCCGTCAGCACACTATCGCTGAGATTGTCGAGGCTCTCTGCGTCGCGCTCGCGGATCTCCTGCTTGAGATCGTAGACCTTTTCCTCCCAGTCCATGATCTCCTCGGCGTTCATCTGGTGCTTTTGACGCAGGGCCTCCAGCTGAGCCAGTTCTTCTTCGAAGGTGATTTCGTTCATGTGACGGCGATGCTCGATGGCGCGGTAGTCCGCTTCAAGCGCCTCCTTGCGGCGGCGCTCGGCCTCCTCCGCAGCGCGCCGGGCCGCCTCAGCAGCGTCCTCCTCGTCGCTACCACCGCCCCCGCCTCCGCCTCCTCCGCCTCCTCCTGAAGCGGTGATACCCGCCTGCCCCATCAGGGCCAAGAGTGTGTTGATCAGCGAAATCACCGCCTGAATGGCCGACAGCGGCTGGCTCACGTCTACGCCCATGGCCGCCTGAATCATCAGCGCCTGCTCGGTCTGCTGTGCCTGCGTGAGCATGCCCTGCAGCGTGGAAACAATAGTCCCACCTTCGCTCTGTACAGCCGCCCCCAATGCATCCACGGCGGTGTCCGCGTCTGCGGCGGCGGCGTCTATGTCCTCCAGACTCCCGGAACCCTTATCGACGTTCACGCCCAGCTTCTTGGCCGCGCTGCTCAGGCCATCAAATGCCTTTTCGACGTTCTGGCCACTCTTTCGTGCGTCGTCGTATGCCTTTTTGGCATCTTTAAAGGCGTCGATGTTCTTTTTGATGTCCGCTACGTTCCGCGCCTGCTTATCCAGCTTCCTCAGCTCACCCTCCATCTCGGCCACGGCGTCGGCGTAATCCTCGGCGCTTTCCCCGGCGGTTCGCTGCTCCTGTGCAATTCCTTCAAGCGAATCTTTTACGCTCTCAGCGCTGGCTGCCAGCATGTCGCTCCCGTCTGCCAGCCCTTCGAAGCCGGTCAGCATGGCCATGATTTCCTCTGCCAGCGCGGGCACCGTCTCACCCGTCATCTCGCTGAGCTGTGCGAGATAGCCCGTCAGGGCACCCTCCTCCCCAAAGAGGACGCCCCATGCGTCCAGCATAACCTGTGCATCCTCTTCGGTTGGGGTCGTTCCATCCAGCACCTTTTGCATCACGCTACGCGCTGCTTCGACGGCTTCGCTCGCGTCTGTATTCGAACACGCCGCAGCCACTGCCTGTACCATGCCGTCCACATAGGCGTTGGCTGCTCCTGTGTCGCCATTAAAGCTCGCAAGGTCGATGGCAAACATCCCCGTCAGCTGCTCCGCAAGCGCCTCGTTCACCTCTCCGCCCCGCGCTTTGATGGCCGTGAGCTGCTCGTCCACCCCGGCGTTGAACCAGTCGATGAATTTCTCGTTGTAGCTTTGGAGCGTTTCCAACTGTCCTTCCATGGCATCGGCTGTCTTGATGACTACATTCTGGTATTCATCCAGGGATATTTGTCCGTTCAGGCGCCCCTGCATTGCGTTGTTTCTGTACTGCAGTTGTTCTGAAATTCCTGTCATCGCATTCAGATATTCCTGCGCATTCGCGGCCAGATAGGCATCCTGAGTTACCTGCTTCTTTTTTTCGGTCAGGATCTCCGCCTCTGCGTCCCGCGCCTCTTTCAGCTTTTGGATGTATTCGTCCAGCGATCCCGCCAACCCGTCCACGCTGCCCGCCGTCACGCTATAAGCGCTGGCCAGTTCCTCTTGTATGCTGACCATTTCCCGCTGCTCACTATAGCTTAACGAGGTCTTTTGACTCAGTGCGGTGTACCGCTCCGTGAGCTCGTTCAACCGGGCAAGGCGCGCCTCCTGCTCGCTGACTGCGTCGCGGTTGGCCTGTATGCGCTCTTCCTCGGCCTTTGCCGCCGCATCCTGCGCTTTCTTCACGGCCGTATAGGCTCCGGCAATAACCCCAAGCGCAGCTGCGACCAATCCCAGCGGACCCAGCGTCTTTGTGGTCAGTCCGATAGCCTGCATCAGCTCCTTTGCGGTTTTCAGTCCTGCGCTTGCCGCGACAAACCCCGTCATGGCCCCGGACGCCGTGGTCAATCCCGCCGTGATCCCCGGAAGAACCTGCGAAACGCCCGTCAGCTGTTCCATAATACCGCTGAAAAGCGTCGTGCCCAGCTCCACGCCCGGCGTCATCGCCTCACCGAAGGACCGTGCGAGCAATTCTGTCTGGTTAGCCGCCTTGGCCTGGGCACCGGCCAGTCCCTCGCTCAGCTTCTCGATATCGCCCATCTGAAACCGGGTTTCTTCCATGATGCCCAGATATTCAGCCTCTACCTTCTGGGCCTGCGTCAGGCTGGTGGTGGCCACGCCGCGCGCCTTGGCGTACTCCTCCCACATCTTGGCGACGTTCTTGGTCACGCCCGCGTTATCCACAAGGATGCTGTTTTCGTTGCGGATGCCCTCCGTCGCGCTCACCACCGCCTGCGACAGACTCAGGCTGGATTGGCGTCCGAAAGCCGCCGCGTTTTTCAGATTGGTAATGGTCCTTGTCGCCTGGTCCAGCGTATACCCGCGTGACAGCAGGTTTTTGAACGACGTCGCCGCCGCCGTGGCGCTGAAGAACTCGTCCGTCACCGCGTCCAGCGCCTGCTGCATCTCCTGCTGGCCGATTCCCGCGCCATCCGCTACACCGCTCAATCCCTTGACCGCTGCAGCATACGCGTTACTGGCCTCAATTCCACTCTGGATTGCCCCGGTAATCTTTTTGAAGGCCGAGCTGGCCGTCGCGCTCAAAGCAGCCCATGCCGCCGCGGTGTTCATCGTGGCCTTCTCTACCTGACCGCCAGACTTCTGCGCTTGCGCCGCAAACGCACGCAGCTCGTCCATCAGCCCATCCAGCTCTTCGCTGGACCCGTCGGCCGCCACACGGATTCGGACAATCAGCTCATCCAGCGTCATGTGCCGTCGCCTCCAATCTTCTCTCCTCCGCCGCCGAAGAACGCTTCGGGGGATATGACCTCCGTTTCGTTCGCACGGGGATTATGCAGTTCGTTCCATGCCTGCGCAATGCTGCCGATCTCGTCCATGTAGTAGTCCTCCAGCAGCTCCCGCTTGCCGATACCCAAGCACAGTCCCATGGCGATCAGCCGTTGGAGCCAGTGCCGGTCATCCCCGCGCGCACCCGGCGTGCCAGCGTCCGCGCGGCGATAATAAAATTTTCAAGGTTGTTGACCTCCATCCACGCCTCGATCATCTCCAGCAGCCCGCCCAGTCCCACGTTCGGGTCATCTGTCAGAGCGTGCTCATCCAGCCCCATCAGCTCTGCAAAAAGGCTCACCGCCTTTTCGGGCAGCACCGTCAGCGCCCGCACGCACAGGGTCATCATCCCGGCGCGGTCCAGCGTAGCCAGGGCTTTCCCTATGTCCCCCGCCGGAAACAGCGCCGCAAGCACCTCTCCTGGCACTTCGTCCAGCCGTCTCGCAGCCGCCAGAAACCGCCCGATAGGCATTCTATCAATGGTATAACCGCGTACCTTGCGCGCCTTGGGCAGCGACAAATCCACGCTCGTTTTTCCCGCCATGCTTTTATCCTCCCTGTCTTTGTTCGCGCGTTCCGCCCTCCGGGCGGTCCGCGCTGTGCAAGTAAGCGGCTTGGTTGCCGCTCGCTTTCGGGTGGGTCCCGTCCCCGCCCTTCACTCGCTGTCGCTTGGGTGGGGTTCGCACGTTCCGTGCCACATTGGCGCGGAACGCGTATACAAAAACGCCTGCGATTCCTCGCAAGCGTGTATTTATGCTATAACATTCCGGTCGCCGCTTATGATGGGTTCGTCGGGCTATACTGGTTCAGATTGGGGTCGGGTTCGCCGGTTGGAATGTACGGATAGGCGGAGCTATAGATTCCCTGCTTTTCCAGGGCAATCACCTTTTTTCGGAACTCCGGCCACATCTTCCAAAACCGCTCACGTATCTCCGGCGGCGTATCGGGCGCAAGCGTCACAACGCCGTGCGCGTCAATGTGATAGTAGCCGCTGGCGAATGTCAATTCATTGAAATATCCCATAGGCGCCCTCTCAGACGTCATCCATGAGATATTTGTCCGTATGCTCGGTTGTCCGCACGACCAGCTCACCCTTGTCCACCGTGATGATCAACGTGGGCAGGGGCATGGTGTCCATATCGTTGGTCAGCCCATCCGGCTCCACGCCGCGTGGCTGAGCAAAGATGGCCTCGTCATACATCAGAAAAAAGCGCTGTTCCCTGACCTTCTCCATGGAATAGCCGTGTTCCATGCAATACACCTCGGCGATCTTGAGCGCCATCGCGCGTCCCAGTCGTTGCTCCGCCTCGCGTTTTTCGTCTTGCTTCCTCTGCCTTTCGGTGCTCATCTTTGATCACCCCTTTCGCCGACTTCAAAAATCGAATAATCACCCTTGCTATTATAAATCACGCTGCGCTGCTGTCCAAAGGCTTTCAGCACAGCGATATCTCCATCCGAACAGATCAGATGCGCTCTTGTATCCCCTGGATGTGTATGTCCGCTCCAACGCCATCCGTCTGCCGCCATTTCCCGCGCCATATTCGGGGTCACATTCGTCATCCGCGCATTCCCCCGAATGATTCGTCTCTCCTGCCCTTTGGTAAACATCGCGTATTCGCACCCTGTCTCCGCCGTCAGCGCAGCCAAATCGCGCATGCTCACATTTCTCTTGCGCACTGTCATCCGCGCATCATATTCGGGAAGCCGTTCAAGGATTCTCATCTGCCGGTTATTGAGGGGCTGCCCCCAAATAAGTATTGCGTTCGGATTTCCTTTCCCGGTGCTGCGTTGTTCAATCGGGCTACGGATGGGCGGATGCTCTACGGTTGCGCTTTCTCCATCCAAGGGCATTGTATCATTTTTCCCGCTGTCTTGCAATTCGTTTTCCGGTTCATCTTCCACCACCGGCAGCACCGTACACCGGCAGTTCGGGTGCAATGGCGGAATGTTGCTCCCTGTTTTTGCCTTCTCGATAGGTACGATGTCCCCGTCATGCCCGGCGCATATCGGGCAGGTTCGGCTGTCCTTCGCCGTCAGGAATTCCACGTATCTGCATCCCGCCTGTGCGTACTCCTCCACGGCGGCCCGATTGGCCACATAGCTGGCTTCGGTGCGCACCAGCCGCTCCGCGTCGCGGTATGCCGCCGAGAAGCGGTCCGCGATCTCCTGCGCAATGGTCCGGTTGGTCTTTCCGCTCAGGTATGCCGCGGTGATTTCCTTCTCCAGCACCTGCGCCAACCGGTCTGTGCTATTCCAGATCCGGCTGGAATAGCTCTGGCCACTCCAGCCGGTGTCAAGCGCCATGCGTTCCCCGCGCAGGTCCGGCCTGTCAAAATTCAGAGCTTCCAGCATGCTTTGGGCATTTCCGGCGGCTGTCTGACTGGTCTGTTGCCACAGTTTGTCCAGCTCGCCTTCTTCCAGCGCGCGCAGTTTATCCGTCTGCTCTTTCACAGCACGCGCCAGTGCCTCCGCCCGCGTCAGCCGGTAGGCGTAGGCCCGGCTGTCCTCGTCAAAGGGCGCCCGTAGCGCCTCAAGCGCCTCCGCCCGCGTCAGCTTGAACCGTTTCGCGTATGTTCCGATGATCTTTTCCACCTGCGCCGCAAGGTCCTGCGATGCCTGCCGGCATGCACGGCTGATGCGGACCAGCCGTTCTGCGGCTGCTTCCTGCGCCGCGTCCATGTCGCGCTCAGCCCTTTGCTTCCAGTAGTCCGCCGCCATGTCCTCACCTCGCCGTCATCCTGTGCGCAGGCTCCGCTGTCCTTTTTGCCGGAGCGGGCGGACCAGCTCCGCTGTCCGCCCGCTCCGCCCGGCGCTTACGCGCCCGGCTTGCTCTCCTCGGCGGTGAGGAAGGCCGTGCAGGCCGCCTCGTTGCTGCGGTCGTCCGCCAGCTGCATCACGGCGTAGGGCTTGAGGCTGGGCAGCGCGGGCCGCTTGAACACGCCCGTGATGATGACCTCGCACACGGTCACGCTGTCCTGCTTGGTGGTGAAGTTGTCAAACCGGATGCCCGTGAGCTGGAACACGCGGTAGTTGAAGTAGTAGGGCAGATGATCGACGGTGTCCACCACGCAGCGCAGGGCGTACTCCTTGCCCGCTACGGTGAAGTCGCCCTCCAGCGTGTTCGTCTCCTCGTCGTAGTCGCCCAGGCCCAGCGCCGCCATGCGCTCCAGCGGCACCTCGGCCACGCGGATCTCGACGTCCTCGCCGCTCACGTTCTTGATCTGCGCGTAGAGGTCGTCGTCGTAGTACAGGTCGGTGGTGCTCTCCTTGGCCGTGCGGCTCATGCTGCCCGCGTAGGGCAGGGCCTCGCCCGCCGAGGCCGCATAGCTGGTCAGGCTGTTTTCCGTTACCGGGGCCAACGCCAGCCCCTTGAATCCGATGGCTGCTCTCCTCATGTTGCTGCGCGCGGGCGGCCGCCGTGAGCCCGCGCTTCCCCTCCTTCATTTCTTGGTATCCGCTCGCTTGGGTCAAAGGGTCCCTGCCCTTTGACCGCTCGCTGTGGCGGTAGGCCGCGCACGTGCGGCAGCGAAAGGGCCGCACGCAATGTGCCCATTATTTTTCTGGTATCCGCTTGCGTCAAAGATAGATCCTGTACCGCATTGCCGTCTGACGCCAGCCCTCGCCCGGTTCCTCCCAGCGGAAGGTCAGCTCGTAGCCCAGGACGCTCATGGCGTCGTCAACAGCGCTGCACACCCGGCGCATGTCTGCGCTTTTGGCCGCGAACACGCGCACATAGTACTCCAGCTCGGTCAGGTATCTGTGGTCGTCCCTTCGGTCCGTGGTGGTTTCGCCCGCCAGCGTCACCAGCGCGACCGGCATGCGCGGCGGCTCACGCGGCCATGCCGCTGTCGCCTCGATGCCCTCAATGCGCCCCAGCGCGGTGAGAATCCGCGTCTGTTCTTCTGCCCACAATACGTCAGCCACCGCCGCGCACCCCCTTGAGCACCGCCCTGCGGATAGACGCAAGCACTTTTTCCCGGTTTGCCTTCCACGCGGGCCACAGGTAGGGGCGGGCGGGTTGACCGGTTGTCCAAAAACCGTTTGACTCTTTCACAATCGTGTCCTCGATCATCTCGGTCTTTTTCAGCGGTACAAACCACCCGCCCGTGCGGTAGCTCGCCTTCACCGGGGAACCGTTGCCTCCGCTCTCGCGACCTTTGTCCCCGGTGCCCATCTCCACGTACACGGCGTACTCCTTGCTGCTTCCTACCGTCCCGGTCACAGCAGACGCATCTTTATTGACCTCAGCGCGAATCGAACCTCTCAGCTCGCCCGTATCGACCGGGCATAGCTTTTTTGCTTCGCGGACTACCCGCGCAAGCCCCTGTTCCATTCCTTCCGTCACATTGGGGATCATGTCTTCCCCCAGCGAAGACAGCGCCTGTTCCACCGCTGACAGCCCTTCCACGCTTATCCTGATCACAGGTCCGGCCCCCTTTCGGCTTCCGGGATGAAGCGCAGATGCACATCCGTGTGTCGGCTCCACTTGGCCGCGTAGATTACGCGAAAGTCCGGTTCACTTTCCGGCGGTACCTCCACGCACACACCGTCACCGGGCCGGATGGGCGCGTCCCGCTCGCACAGCACGCGCCGCATCTGCCCTGGTTCAAGGCCGTACATCCGCTGCGGCATGTCGCCGCTCATCGGCTGCACGTCGGCCCAAAGCGCCGTTCCCTCCGCCGCAAAGGCATGCCCGCCATGTCCCGGTAGCGGCTGCTTGACGCATACCGCCCGCATCCTTGCTCTTTGCAGCATGCTATCCCACCTTTGCGATCCTGTACATATCCAGCTGCGCTTTCATCTGCTTGGGCAGCAGGTCCACCGTCGCGCTCACGCCGCCCTCGGCATGGCTTGCGGCGCCCTCCAGTCCCAGCAGGTTATAGCTGGCGGCCGCCAGCTCCACCACAACCCCCTTCAGCTCGTCCAGCATGCTCTTTCGGCCGGTATATCCCAGCACAAACGCCTCCGCATCCTCCAGCAGGTCGCCAAGCAGCGCATCCCGGTCCGTATCCGTCACATTAAGCCTTCTTTTCAGCTTTTCCAGCGACACGCTTTCCGCCCTCCTTTTTCGCATGGATGCCGGAGGCGGACATGCGATGCGGCTTACCGGACTGGCTGCCGGTCGTTTCCGGGCAGGTCCCATTCCCACCCGCTGCTCGCTGCGCCTCCGGCTCCGCGGCCTCCATGGGATATACTTTGCCCACGACACGTCCCATCTGCCGCGCTCCTTTCCGCTTACGCCTTGGCGTGCAGATAGATGCCCGCGGCCTTGTTCTCGTAGACGTCGGCGATACACACCATGCGGTAACCGAACTTCCACGCATCCGCATTCTGGTTCTGTTCGGGCTGGATGACCTTGGGAGCCAGATGCTTGGTGAACTGAATGGGCGCGCCGCGATGGATGACCAGGAAGTTGATGTCCTTGCCTGCCGCCGCCTTACGGTAGCCGCCGGCCGTTTCGTCCTGCCCCTCCTCGCCGGCAGCGGGCTTGCCGGAAAGCTGCTCGATGGCGGTATAGAAGCGGGTCTGAGGCACCGTCGTGACGCTCTCGAAGCGTGCCAGGACCTCGCGGCTCTTGGTGGTGTCCATGTCCTGCACCAGACCGAGCAGCGTCGGCGTGATGAACAGCAGACGCCCCTCCATGGGCACTTCGTCCTCGTCCATCTTCGTTGCGGCGGCACGCAGCGCGGCTACCACCCCAGCCCCATCGGACAGCGTCGCTCCCGTTGTCGTGCTGATGCCCGGCGCTGCCGCGTAACACGCAAAGCGGAAAGCATCCACTTCGGGCGCCACCTTCGTGCGGATAAACTCACCAGCCAGACGGCCAAAAGCAAGGCCTGCGCTTTCCATGTCATCCATCGCGTCCACGGTGAACATGCGGCCGCGGTCGAAGTTGCAGGTCACGGTCTGGTTGGTCAGCGTCACGTCGCCATCCACATAGCCGCTGTTGCGGTTATAGTCTCCAAGGCCCTGCATGTCCAGCTTGGGAATGATCAGCTCGTTGGCGTTTGCCCCCGCCCGCGCCAGATCCGGCGCGCCGTCCAGCATGGCTGTCTTGCTCGCCTCCTTGTACACCTCGTCCAGAATGGGCACACATGCCTTGAAAAGTGCGATCTGGTTTGCCATTTTCTAAATCTCCTCCTTGTGTTGGGTTCGCACGTTCCGCTCCTGCGGCGTGGCCCGCGCTGTGCAGGCAACCGGCGCGGTCGCCGCTCGCTTTCGGGCGAGTCCCATCCCCACCCTACGCTCGCTGTCGCGCGGGTTCTGCCGTCCTTGTGTTGGGTTCGCACGTTCCGCTCTTTGGGCGGCCCGTGCTGTGAAGGAAAGCGGCTTGCTACTTTTTCAGCCCGGCCGCTGCGCGCATTTGCGACAGCAGCGTGCTTTCTGTCTCGCCCGTACCGCTCTTGGGGGGAACACCCTTCATGCGTTCATCCACACCACGCTTTACAGCCGCACGAAACGCCTTTTCTGCGTTGGCAATGCTTTCGTTGCACGCCTCGGCGCTTTCGTAGCTCAACACACCTGCCAGCTCTCCGGGCAGGCCGCGTTGTGCCAGCGTTTCCAGCGCCTGCGCGCGCAGCTCCCGCCGCTGTACGGCCGCTTCACGCTCCGCCAGCGTCCGCTCGCGCTCCTGACGTTCATGCTCCAGCCTTTGCTCGGCGCTCATCCCCGCCAATCGCTCGGCTTCCGTGCGTGCGGTAGCCACGGCCGCGTCGCTTCGCTTCCGCTCCCGCGCGATGGTCTGCTGCACAATTCGGTCCACATCCGCCTGCGTAAAGGTCCGTTCCTCCCGCACACCTGCTTCTTGGACAGTCTGTTCCCGTGTGATCTGCCCCTGCGAAGCCTCTCCCTCTGGGGCCTGCATTCCTGCGCCACCCTCACCGCCTGCAGCGCGGTACAATACTGCAAATTGTTTCATGGTTCCTCCTCGTTTTACGCCCGTCGGCTTCTTCCCCGCTGATCCCCGCGGGTCCGGGTATGACAAAGGCGCGGGCTGTCAGCCTTCGCGCCCCTGATCATCTTCACCAGCATCCTTCCTGAATGGCGTTATTTCGAACGCTTCCCGTTGCCTGCCAGCGGCCTCCGCACGTTCCCTGTTCAGCAATTTCCCGGCAGCCTCCGCATCCTCCACGAAGGGTACCTGCGCCAAAAGCAGCTTTTCGGGCACCATGCCCTGATAGGTTGCCAGCGTCTGGGCAATCTCCAGATCATTAACCGGCAACGACCTGGAAAACGTGATCTGCACCTTTTCCGCATTCAATGCCGCCGTACCCTTTCGCGCAAGAAACGCGCAGAACAGCCGAAGCCGCGTGCGCAGTCCCTCCCGGAACCAGCGTTCCTTGATTTTGGTCAGTTGCTCCAGACCGAGGAGCTTGAAGCGCATGGCCACGCCGCTGACGTTCCCGGCGAATTGCTCGTCGGTGAGGTCGGGCACCAGGCACAGCTTGTGGATGTCGCTTTTGAGGCTCATCCGCAGCAGCTCGTTGCCGCTCTCGGCATCGGGTTTGGTCACGAACTGCGCGTCGGCGCCATCGCCCGGCAGAAACAGCGTCCGCGTCCGCCGCAGGCGCACGCTGGGGTCCTCCGCCTCCTTGCCTGCTGCTCCGGCAGCGGTTGCTGTCCCGTCTGCGTCCACCGTCTCTTCCTCCGTGTCATCCACGCCCAGCGCGCCCACGCCCTTGAGCACGAACACCGCGTCGGTGAACTGCTGCTTGTCGTTGACGCGGTCGCTCTGAAGCGTGTCGTATGCATCGATCAGGCCCATCACCGGCTCAAAATCACCCTCTTCGCGGGCGTTGTTCCAGTATTCCACCACGGGCACCCCGCCGAAGTAATGCGCCTCACGCATGGTCTCGCGTGGCGTCTCGCGGCCTGTTCGTTTCATGTGCACAATCAGCCGGTCGGTGTAGAGCGTCACCTCTTCGCCGGTGCGCTCAAGCCGCGCGTCAAAGGTATCCCGCCGGGTGATTCCCAGCAAGGGCGCGTGTTCCACCGTATCGTCATACACCACAAACGCGCTGCGCGCATCCAACTGTGCAACGCGGGGCCGCGCTTCGGCATCCGCATAGCACACCTCCGCCGCCTTGCCGTATACGGCCGCATCCATCGCCAGCTCCGCGTCCACGCTCTCCACACTGGCGGCTTCATAGGCCTCCAGTACCGGCGTAAACGCCTCCTCCTGTCCCTCCGCCGCTGTATACCTGACGGGATTGCCCACCAGGTATCCCGCTGCCATCGTGGCGATGTAACCGGGCAGGTCATGCACCAGACGGTTGTTGGGCAGCCCCTTGAGCCTTATGCGCCTCGTAATGCTGTGCTCGCGAGCATACACGCCATGCAGGCGCTCCAGCCTTTCACGCTGGTGATCGTGCTTCCTGAGAATGGCTTCCAGTGTATCCGTCCGGGGTAGCCCGTCCGCATCAAGCAGCTCCCTGTCAATAGTCAGCATTTGCTTCCTCCTCGTGGTGGTGATGGTTCGCACGTTCCGTCCTTCGGGCGGCCCACGCTGTGCAGACAACCGGCGCGCGGTTCGCTTGATCTAGTCCCTAACCGTTTTTTATCGCGGCACGATGGCCTGACGCATCCCGCTCACGCTTTCCATAGCATAGCGCACCGCATCAATGGTGTGGTTGTCGTGGTCGGGGTATCGGGGGAGTACCCTGTCCTCCCGGTCGCGGTCATATTCGTACTGGGCAAATTCCCTTGCGGCAAACGGGCATCTCTCCGGGTCGATCACGATCTCCCATCGCGTTTGCAGCCATTTCAGACCGTGCTCCACACTGTCCGGCCCCTTTCTGGCAGCCGTCACGCGCAGGCCCAGCGCCCGAAGTTGGGCAATGCTACGCGGCTCCGCGCTGTCGCAGGTGATCACATCCGGGCCGCACCGCGCGCGCACCTCGCGCGCCAGCCGGTCCGTAAGAAGCCCCGTCGAGGCAAACTCATCCACCACATACAACCTGCGCCGCTTTCGGTCATAGGCACAGCGCACAAAGGCGTCCGGGTCAGCCGCAAAGCCGAAGTCCAACCCGCAGTAGGTAGGGAAGCCATGCCATTCCTCCGGCAGGACCGGTCTTAGCTTGAGGTTTTCAAACACCTGCCCGCCAGTACCCGTGACCTCGCCCAGGTACATATGCCGCCATGCGGTTTCGTCGCTCAGGCGCAGTGCCTCCGCCTCCGCCAGAAACGAATCACCCAGCCATTCCGGCGGCATGCCGCGATAGTCGCTGTGATGCCGCATGCGGCCCTCCCTGGGTACCAGCGCCTCCTCGTTGACCCATTCTCTCGCGCTGCGCGGCGGATTGTAGGTATACAGTGTCATCGCCTTCGCCCCGCGGATTACGCTCGCCTTGATCGTGCGGATGGCGTCCCGGTTTCTGAACTCGCTTAGTTCCTCGAACCACAGGTATTTGAAAAAACCTTCTTTCAACTTGATACCCTTGCTTTTCTGCGGGTCATCCGCGCCGCGAAACAGCACCCGCTGCCCCGTAGGCCTATATAGCAGTTCCATGGGGCTGATCTTCGCCTGCCATTCCTCCGCAACGCCCAGCCGGTCAATGGCCCACAGCATTTGCGCATAAACGCTGTCGCGCAGGGTATCGGCCACCTTGCGGTAGATCAGCGCGTTTGCCTGCTCATCCCGCATCAGTCCCAGCAGGATCTCGATGCTCACAAAGCTGCTTTTTCCGCTCCCGCGCCCGCCCGTCAGCCAGTATTCGGCGTGACCACCGCGGCGGATATCGGCGTGCACGCGCCAGAAGCATGGCGCGATCAGGCTGGTGAGGCGAATGTCTGTCCATCCCTGTAAATGCTGCGGTTCACATGCCCGTTCTTTATCCATCTCGCGCCGCCTCCGGCACGTCATCCACAATCCGCACCCGCTCTCCGCTCAGCTCCACCTTCTCCGTAAACATGCCGAGGTGCTTGCCCAGCAACTCCAGCGCACGCACCTTGTCGTACAGACGCACCTCGCGTTCAGTAAAGTCGTCCCCGCTTTTCACCCTTACGCTCATCAGCGCCGCCCGGTCATCCGCTTCGGCGTCCTCACGCAAACCTGCACATTCAAAGTCGATGGCCTGCGTCGGGTCCACAAACGCGATCCGCGCCAGCTCGCGTACCACCCGTTCCTGCGTAACCCCCGTCCGGCGCGACCGCACGGCCATTAGTTCGTCTATGCGCGCGCGAACGCCAGCTTTTGCCATCAGGCGTGAAGCACAGTTGTGCGCGGTCCTGGCGCTGTATCCTGCCCGGATATAGGCCTGCGTCGCGTTCAGGTCGATCAGGTACTCTTGGCAAAATCGCTCCTGTCTGTCCGTAAGCATCCGCGTTCACCTCCCGCGCTGTTATGATGTTTCGCATATTTACATTGACTTTTGTGTATTTTTGTGTATAATAATCTTTGGGAAGGGGTGATACAATGAATCCCAGGCGGGAAACCATCCGCCGGCTGGAGCGCAACGGCTACCAGCTAAAGCGCAAAGGCGCCAATCATGATATCTACTACAACCCGCAAACAAAGCTCACCATCCCGGTCAAGCGCCATGATTTTGACGAAAACGACGCGCGCTACATCCTCAAGGAAGCCGGTCTGTTAGACAGATAATCCAAACCCAGAGGATGACGCCTTAAAAATAGCATACATAAATTCAAACAGTAACGATCGATTATGGAGGAAATGGTCATGCGCATGATTTATACAGCCGCTTTGACTCCGCAAGAAAATAGCTCTGGTTACTATGCCCGTATTCCAGATGTTCCCGGCTGCGTAACCACAGGCCGCGACCTGCCCGAAACCCTTGACAACATCCAGGACGCGCTCGCGGGCTGTCTGTGCGTGCTGGAGGACGAGCACCAGCCACTACCTACTCCGCGTCCCCCGGAGGCTTTCGAAGATGAGCCCGGCGTGGTGCATGCGCTCATTAGCGTGGATACTCTCAAATACCGCATGGAAACCGATACACATGCCGTTCGCAAGAATGTATCCCTTCCCGCATGGATGGCTACGCTGGCCGATCAGCGGGGTGTCAACTGCTCGCAGGTGCTTCAGGATGCGCTTCGCAACCTGTTCGGGCGGTCGTAACGTGGATCGCACAAGCATATACAAAGAGCGGCCCTCTCCGGGTCGCTCTTTTGGTTCCACCGGCTCAAAAAGAGGAGCCGGTGGAATGGAGCCGTCCGATGGAAGCGCCGCCTTCTCCCACCTCGCTCAGTCTAAATGATAAACCATCAAAACCGGAATTGGCGGAAAAAACGGACACGCTCAAAAAAATTATTGGGAGCTGCTCGTGTTCTGTCCTCCAGACTTCTGGGAACGCATAAAAAAACGTTCGGCGCGCTTTCTCGCGGCATCCTCGCCCGTTCCCATCCGCTGGCCGATCTCCCGCCAGCTCGCCCCCTCCAGATAACGAAGCGACAATACCAGGCGGTCGCGGCTGTCCTCCTCCGCCACTATGGTGTTTTCCACGGCTTCACATCGTCGGCGCAGACGCTCGATGCGCGCGTCGATCCTCCGCGTAAGCCGCTGGTCCTTGCCGGCGATTGCGACGGTATGGGCAAGATAGGGATGTTCGCTGGCGCTTGCCCGCACCGTGTCTGTGACATACAATGCGGCACGCTGGCGGCGCAGGGCCGCGATCTCCTGACGCATGGCGCGATACTGCACAAATTCCGGTTCCAGCTGTTTCCCGCCGTTCATTCCTCTGTCTCCCTTCCAAGTGGTTCGCATGCCCGTCCCGGTTGCTCAATCACTCGCTGTCTCCTATGTTCTGCCGTCCGCGTGTGGGATCATGCCTGCTTTCAGCCTCCGGCGCGTCTGCCCGGAGATATCCCACGATCATGTCCGCTGCTTCCTCCCATCCCTTGCAGCAGGCTGCCATGTATCCCTGCCGTGTCAGCGCGTCCAGCCATTCCACCTGCTCCGGGCTAAGCCTCCCGCCACGAATGGCCTTAAGCTCGATGTACAGCCCGTGGCATCCCTGCCTTGCTACCGGCAGGCACAGGTCTGGCACGCCTCTTTTCAGCCCCTCCGCCGCAAGGCGTGCACCGGTGGTCCGCGTCCGCTTGCCCTCGTTGGGCACATGATACAGCCACCTGAGCTCCGGGTACCGCCCCTGCGCCATTCTGGCCCACTGGAACAGTCTCTGCTGCTCCGCCGATTCGCTGGGCACGGGAAGCTCGCTGCTTTTCATTGCGTCTCCTCCTTTCCTCCGCTCACTGTTCCTTCAGCTCCGCCATCCTTGCGGTGCTGGTTCGCATGTCCGCCGCTGGCGTTTGCCGTCCTTGCGCGTGGTAGTTCGCATGTTCCGCCCTTTGGGCGGCTCATGCTGTGCAGGCAACCGGCTCGTTCGCCGCTCGCTTACGGAAGGGTCCCTTCCCTTCCTTCGCTCGCTGTTGCATTGGCTCTTCCGCCCTTGCGCAAGGCAGGGCCGCCGCCCCGCTTCGCTCCGGCGGCGGCCCGCGCCGTCCTGCCCGCCGCTCTTCGCCCTGCCGGCAGCTGCTCGGCCACATACGCGGCGTAGCTGTACACATACCCCAGCCGGTCGCACCCGACGTACCAGTCCGGCAAAAGCCGGTATCCCTTCCGGGCCTTCGGCTCTCCCGGCTTCGGCGGCCGGGCAATCTGCCGCTTTGTTTCCACCGGCCTGGTCAGGTTTCGACTTGCGTGCCAGCGGCGCGCGCCCTTCCTGCGCGGTGTTTTCGCGTTTTCGGCTCCCTCCGCCCCGCGCCGGGGCTTGTGCCCGCGGGTCAGGTAGCGGGCCAGCTCTTCGTAGGTGTAGGTGTCGTCCAGGGTGGATACCATCAGGCGGCCCCGCGTCCCCCAGACGGCGCGCAGCTCGTCCAGCGTCAGCCCGCCGTTGATAATCAGGTGGTGATGCCACCTGCCGCTCTGACATTCGGTGATCGCGATATACTTCAGCGCATCCAGCCCCTTGCGCTCGCGGGCGCGTGCAATGCGCAGCAGCACGTTCCGTTCCTCCTTCGCGGCCTGCGCTTCGTCCACCGGCTGCGCGTGGGTCAAAGTCACGAACAGATCTCCGGCCGCTCCGCTGAAGTTGGCGTTGATCAGCCGCATCAGCTTGCGCCGGGCATTGCGCTCGTTGAGTCGCTCCATCTCCTCGCTGCTCTCCGCCCGGTTCTCCCCGCGGGCGATCCTGCGCCCGTCGCGGGTGGCAAAGTACCTTTCCACCTCCAGCAGCCGGCCGGAGCGGGTGATCTTCTCGAAGTACGGCATCTTCGATTCTCCTTTTGCAGTTCGCACGTTCCGCCCTTTGGGCGGCCCGCGCTGTGCAGGCAGCCGGCTCAGCCGCCGCTCGCTTTCGGGCGGGCCCCATCCCTTCCCGGTCGCTCAATCGTCGCGGAGGGCGCTGACCGCGCCCACCGCTCGTTTCGCTCCCCGCTTGCGGGTCGCTTTGTCCGCTTTGCGGCCAAGTGCCCACCGGGCACGCGCTCTCCTTCAGTGCCTCCGCTCGCTGTGCCTCCGGCTCCGCCATCCTCGTAGCGCTTGCATATTTATGCAGGTATGCGAAAAGTTAATCGCTGTTACAAGGGGGAAAAGCGGGCCTTGCCCGCATCCTGGGTGCGGAGTGGGCCGCCTTTTTACGGCCCACTCCGCAAGTATCCGGATGAATTTCCGCTCATTTCTCCCGCGGCTCCCACGCCCCACAGCGGCCGTCCTTGACCCCGTCCACCGTTCCGAACGCCGCGCATTCCTTTTCACAAAGCACCCACAGCGCCGGATGGTAATATCCGCAGGTCAGGCAGCACGCGGGCGTGCCCTCCCGCACGGCTCGCCCGTAGGGGTCACTGTCCCTCCGCCCGTTCATCCTTCCCACGCTCCCGCACCACGCGCGCCGCCTCGTTTGCCAGGCACTCCAGCCATTCGTTCGCCGCCTCGCTGATCCATGCCGTGTCCGTCATGATCGCTGCCCGCGCGGTCATTCCCTTCATCACCATCAGTACGGTACGTCCGTCCCTGCTTCGCAGGGCGTAGGTGCGTTCCTTTTTGATGTCGTCCGTCACCTTCAGCGCGTCCACGCGCACGAATTGCATCCGCGCCACACCTGCCTCGTCCATGACCGGCTGCACGATCACGTCGTTCACCGCAAGGGTCATGGGCAGCAGAATGGCGGGGATGTCGCCCGGCTGCTGGTCCTCCAGCATCCAGGACAGCTCCTTGCCCGTGCCCTCATCCCTCTCAATCCGGCTGACAAACCATGCGTCCCGTTTCTCCTCCGGCACGTCCAGCAGGGCGGGAAGCTGGTCCCCGCTTATGACGGGCATCCCGTCCAGCGGCACGATCATCTGCCTGCACACAAGATGCTGCCGGATGATTTCCCCGTTTTCGTCGCGGGTATAGATCAGCCCGGCACTCATGGCAGACTGACAGTAGGTGCTAACGGATTTCAGTTTCATCGGTATCGCACTCCCTCTTTACATCCGGGATTCCGGCTCGCGCCAGCGCGTCCCTGAGCTGTTCTGCCTGCCGGGCAATGGCGTTTTCCAGCCGGGTGATCTCGCTTTCGTACATCTGGCCTACACCGGTAAACTTCTCCACATCCCGCATCAGCCGCTCGTTTTCTTCCTCGAGCCGCTGCATCTCGTCCGCGAAGCTCCCCAGCCAGCTCAATTTTCGGTCCCCAAGCGCCAGCTGGCGCAGAGATTCGGATTTTTTCATTGTTTCTCGCCTCCTTCCATCTGATCGGCCATCAGGCGCAGAGCCGTCACAAACGCCGCGCGGAAGCGCGGCTTGTCTACGCCGTCTCCAGCGCCGTCCAGCCCGTCCTTCAACCGGGCGAAGGCGTCCCGCAGGGCATTGAAGGCCGCGCGCAGCTCGCCCTCCGCCTCCGTCCGCCCGGCCTGCGCGCGAAGGCGCTCCAGCTCTTCCCGGACGACGGACGGCACGGTTTCCATGGTCTGCGCTTTGTTCCTGCTCTCCTCCAGCTCCTCGCTCATGCGGGTGAGCTTTCGCTCCAGCGTCTCCACCTGCCGCTGTTTCTCATCCCGGTCCTTTTTCAGCTTCTCACGCTCCTCATGTCCGGCCTTTACCTTTCCAGCCTCGACTTCCATCGCCGCCAAATGCCGTTTCTCGGCCTCGTGCAGCTCGCTCCGGGCTTTGGCCAGCTCCTCCGCCGCCCTGGCCGCACGCGATTCGCTCTCCTGCCGGTAACGTTCCAGCTCCTGTTCGGCCCGCTCGGCGCGGTCTGTCATCATGCCTACATCGCCCTGCAAGGCCACAAGCTCATCCGTCAGCTCGTCGTCCCGTATGCCCTGCATCAGCTCGTCGATGGTCAGCTGCATCTTTTTCTTTTCCTCCCGCAGCGCTTCGATCTGCGCTTGCAGCTCCCGCGTGCTCATGGAAGGCACGTCGTTTTCGGCCAGGAAGGCCCCGCGCTCCTCCGCCGGCACGCCCAGCAGCAGTACCGCCTGCGTTACGCTCAGATCCGCAAGCGCCTGCGGATCTGTTTTTCCGTACTCGTCGGCAATGCGCATCATGTTCTGCGCGGTGCGCTCGGAATAGTCCACGCTTCTTTCAAGCCACGCCCCCCACTCCCCGTAGGGTACAAGGCTCTTGGCCTCCTTCAGCCTTCGCCCGATCTCGATGGCGCCGCTCACCACCGTGGCGCGCACCTGCTCCTTGATCCCGTTGATCTCCGCGGCGATGGTATCGATGGTCCGCACGCCCGGTTCGTTCATGCCGCCGCCTCCTTTCGTTTCTTTTTCCGCTTTGCCGCCCGCTGACGCTCCAACTGGCCACGAGCCTCATCAAACAGCCGCCAGAACAGCGCGAGCCTTGGCTCGTCGTCCTTCCTGCGTTCCCTGCCCTCGTCCGTCCTGTCGTTTTTGTATCCGCGGCACTGCTTCAGCTGCCCGTCTTTTCCAAACTCCACCGTGTAGAGGGATCTGTCCAGGGCGTTGTCCTCCCGCAGCACGCACAGCACGCATCCGCCTCCGGCGTACTGGTCCACATAGCTGCCCACGCAGTGGCTCTGGCGCGTGCCCTCCTGTACCACTTCCGCCCCGTTGAACAGGGGCCGCAGCGTCAGCCCCAGCGCGCCAAAAAAATAGGCGTCCAGCTCGCCTTTCCGGATGCGGTCGGCAATGCGTTTATCCTTGTCGCGTTGCTTTACATGCTGGATTCGCGTGGCGAGCTCCCCGTGCGCCGCGTAAAAGTCGCCCGGCATCGCGTGCTCACGCGGGTCCATGCCCAGCTCGGCCAGCATGTCCAGATGGTCCCCGTAATCCGCCAGCCGCACGTCCTTCTTCCGGCAGTATTTCACGGCCTTCACCGCGTCCACGGGGCTTTCCACCAGCCTTCGCAGCGTTTCCACCCCCTCTCTTTCCGCTCCGACCCATGCGCACAGCTCCATATTCATGCGAAGCCCTTTCTTTCGGGCGAACGCCCTTGCCGCAAGCGTCTCCCTGGTCAAACGGAGCTTCTTGCCCTTTGCCTCCGCCCACTCGTCTCCCGTCAGGCGCAGCACTTGGCGCGCGGTGCGGCCCCGCAGGTTCAGCGTTTTTCCGCAGGTTTTGTCTATGGCCTGTCTGGCCAGCTGCGTCATGCCCAGCCGGTTCAGATATTCGATGCAGGGGTACTTTGCCACGCGCGCCGCAAACGTGATTCGGTCATAATAGTCACCGGCCTCCGTCTCCTGAAGCAATCCTTCGTCCGCCAGAATGTGCTCAAACGGCGTTCCCGCTATGGCATTGCGGTAGCTTTCATCGTCCAGCCGCACCTGTATGCCCGGCTGATAAAGCCCTCGTCCCGGCACAAACCCGCTCACGCATTCGCGCCGGTGCGCCCACCGCATCTCCCAGCCGTCGCCCGTCCATGTGGCTTCCCGCACGAAGCGGTCCGCGCCCTGCCCGTAGCGGAACACGCACAGTTCGCGTGGCGTGATCTCCATCGGCACGTCCGGCTCCAGGCCGTCCATGTGCTTCCATGCCACGTTGATCTCCAGCCCCACGCACACGATGGCGCTCCGCGGCTCTATGGCGCTCTTGGCGTACTCGATCAGGAACAGCCTGTCCCACAGGCTCCTGTGCCCCTTGTAGATGCTGCGGAACTGCACCCACGCGCCGCACTGCGGGCACGCGCCCGTTGTCAGGTGGTCCGTCGTGCCGTTGTACCGTTCCCGGAACAGGTGCTCCTGCTGCCCACTGTACAGCACGGGCAGGAACGGTTCTTCGTCGCCGTCGAACTTCTCCATGTACGGGTCAAACGCGGCATAACCCGGCGTCATGCGCTCCGGCTTCAGCCGCATCCACCGTTTGCAGGCCGAGCACCAGCCCCTGCGGTCCTTACGCGTTCCCAGCGTCCACAGGTAATGCGGCACGGCCATTTCCGCGCGGTCCCACAGCCTGCTGTTCACATGACATTCTCCGGCTATACCTCTTGCATGGCGCAGCGCTTCCTCCAGCTCCATGTCACATTCCTCCCAGCAGCGCGTCCAGATCCAGCGCCGCATACGTGTGGTTCGCATGCCCGCCTGCGGTGTTCATGCTGTGAAGGCAACCAGCCTCCACGCCGCTCGCTTGCGCAGGCGCGTGCGTTTCTGCTTTTTTCGGCGCTTGCTCCGGAATGCCGTAATAGCGGCATACCACCTCCCAGGCGGTGCTGTCCGAAACGTAGCACATACCGCCTTTCTGGTGCTTCCTGGCATACGCCTTGATCTCAGCGAACGCGCCGGTCAGGCTTTTTCCCTCCGCTAGGAACGCCGGGGCGATTTCCGCGTCATCCTCCAGCCTCCGGCACAGATATTCCCCGACTGCCTGCACGCCAGGATGGTCGTGCATTTTCGCCATTTCGTCCCGCAGGCGGTCCATGCTTTCGTTCATGTGCCCGCGCCCTCCCTCTCCCCGTTTTCGCCCATCCATTCCCCGAAGGATTCCCGGCAATCCTCGCACAGGTGGATCATCTTCATGCCGTTCAGCCCGCTGGTGCAAGTCAGCGTCAGGCATTGCGTTCTGTCCTCCCTCTCAATCACCACGCCGCAGCGATCGCAGATCAGTACGCGCATTTTTTTGTACCTCCTTGAGATATTGGGTATTTGCCCATGATTCGGGCGGATCGCTTAGGCCCGCCAGCCTGTCCCATACCATCAGCGCCTACTCGCCCCGCGTTTCCAGCACGATCAGCCGGTTCCCCGGTCCCAACTCCATTTCCACGTCGTAGGCCAGTCCGGGACCTGCGCGCAGGTTCAGATAGCTGCCTTCCTCTACACAGATCTCCACCAGCATTTTCTCCGCCAGCGCGGGTCCGCTCGTCATCAGAACCCACAAACCGATAGCAGATGCCACGGCAATCAGCTACACCAGCGCCGCGCGCTTGTCCATGCTGCTCATTGCCTGTTTTCCTCCTGATCGCCCAGTAGCACGTCGTACAGCCTCGCCTTGAGCTTGAGAATCGTCAGCTCGTCCGCTGCCTTCTCCATGCGCATATCGGCGTTTTCGCCCTCCGCCGCCATCAGCTTTGCGAACATTTCTTCGTTTTCCGCCTTCAACGCCTCCATGATCTCCAGATCGGTAGGCGCTTTCTGTTGTTCGCACGTTCCGCACTCCGGGCGGCCCGTGCTGTGCAGGTAAGTAGCCGATTTGCCGCTCGCTTTCATACCGGGTCCCATTCCCGGTATTCGCTCGCTGTCGCCTGAGGTCTGCCGTCCTTGTGACGGTTCGCACGTTCCGTACTCCGGGCGGCCCGCCATGCTGCTAGCTGTGCGCTCTGCTGCCTGGACGGGTTGCCGCGTTTTCCCGGTCCTTTCGTTCTCCTTTGGGGCCTGTCCCATCTTCCGCGCCTCTCCCTTCCCGTGCTTTATCTGCCTTTTCACGGCCTTGCCCTCTGTGGTTATTTCCCCTGCATCCAGCAGCCGCAGGAACCGGCGGCCATAGGCGCAGGCACTTTCGCAGCTACGGCATGCCTCCGCCCGGATCTCCTTTTGGCCTGGGCTGCACGCTTCATCACAGAGATAGCGTCTCAGCCGTCCAGGGCTGATTTCCCCGGCGGCATGTTCCTTGACGAATGCCATTCCCGCCGTGCTCATGCCGTCCACCAGCCCACAAACAGCGTCAGAAATACCGCCCATACCGCGATTCCCGCGAGCACCAGCACCCAGTCCCGGCTCCGCGGGAGCACTTCCTCCGCCATTTTGCGCAGCCTGCGCTTGTGCCGCCAGCGGTTCAGCGCCGTAGGCGGCTGATATTCAATGAGGTACATGGATTTATCTCTCCTGTTCGGCGCTTGCGCGCTCCTTTCGTGCCTTTGCCCAGGGGGCCAGCCCTCCCAGCGATCGGATATAGGCCACCTTCACCTCGCGCGGCGCGTCGATGGCGTTCAGCGCGGCCGCCAGAATATCGCTGTTCACCTCGATCAGGCGCTCGCGCAGCCGCTCCATGCCCTCCTTGCTCGTGGGCAGGTGTACGGTCACGCCGATGGGTTCCCTTGCCGGCATTGAGAGGGCCTCCTTTCGTTGGTTTGCACGCACGCCCTGCGGACGTGCGCGCTGTGCAGGTAAGCGACCTGTCTGCCGCTCGCTTTCGGGCGGGTCCCATCCCCGCCCTGCGCTCGCTGTCGCGCGGGCTTTGCAAGGTCTACTTGATGGTATGCGGCTTGTCGCCGCTTCCTTCCGTCATGGCTTGGGCGTCATCCGCGTGACTGTCGATCCACTCCTGTAATATGGCCGCCGCAAGCTGGCTGCGTGTCTTGCGCATCTGCGTGGCTTTCAGGCACAGCTTGCGGTTTAGTTCCTCGGAAACCCTTAGCAGCATGATGTCAGCCATTTTGTGCATCTCCTTCGTTGGGTCTTTCAGTGGGGCAGTTAGGGCCTTCCTTCTCTCCCAGCAGATCGTCGATGGTGCAGCCAAGGGCGCGGGCGAGCTTTAGGGCATTCCTCGCATTTGGTGTAGTTCTTCCTTCTTCATATCGAACAATGCTTACTCGGTGCACTCCTGAAAGCTGAGCTAGCCTTGTTTGACTGATACCCTTCTGCTTTCGGATCATCTGTAAATTCACCACAACGCCTCCTGTTGTTGTTATATAGCTACATTATATTCGCTAATTAGCTACATGTCAATAGAAATGTAGTTAATTGTTTATTTAAGATGTGTAGTTATTGTGATACAATTTCACTTAGGAGGTAAAAATACATGGGCACATCTATTACTGCAACCAGAATTAGACTTCTGCGTAGTATGCACAAATTAACACAAGAAGCACTTGCCGAAAAAATAGGTGCAAATAGAGTAACGATCTCCCACTATGAAAGCGGCGCCTACAACCCTTCACACGATGCAATTTTAAAAATGGCAGAAGTGTTTAACGTTTCTTCGGATTATCTTCTTGGAAGAATCGATAACCCAAAGCGTTCTCCCAATATTGTTGAGGAGGAAAAGGAACAAGCCGCGAGCAATGATGACCTCTGGGACCTGCGTGAATCTCTCCGCCGCGATCCACAACGGCGTATGCTCTTTGACGCAGCACGCGATGTGCGGCGGGAAGATATAGAAACCGCGGTACGTATCCTTGAAGCATTGAAAGGCGGAAGTTCCAGTGACACTGATTGAGCCGATGGACTATGTCGTCCGCTTCATCGATCTTCCTCCCCGTATCCATGCCTTTACTTCTATCGATGAGGACGGGCGTGCCAATATCTATATCAACCGCCGCATGAATAGTGCTGCTCACCGTGGCTCATTTCTGCATGAAATTAACCATCTGCAACGAAATGACTTTTTCAGCGATCGTGACATCCGATTTATTGAAAATGCTTAGTTGAAGGAGGTATCCTGTGCAATGGGAAGAAGCAGCAATGACTATGACGATATGACGTCATATGAACAGTTTCAGAAGATAGAGGATCGCTACGGGTCGCAGCTGGTCGAACTTGGCAAAACCGTCAGAAATACTTCTTTATCTGCCACAGACAGGATTCAAGCCGCCAACAAACTTCTGGATCTTTACAATCGGTTCGCTGCAGAGTGTAAAGCAGCGCCTAAAGCCGTGTGGAAACACTTCTCTGATCTCTATCTCCATTGCCATAATTCGCGTAATTCGGATTTTGTGTGGATCAAGCAGTATGAAGTGATGCTGGACGATCTCATCAAAAACAGGGAACAGCTGGATGCGCGCGCTCACTTTCTCAACGATGTACTGCCTAACCTTCCCGATCAGGTCATGCAGCTGATCAAAGAGCAGCCCGGTATCACACAAACGGATCTTTATCAACGGTTCGACAGTCGGTTAAAAAATCACATCAGTGAGTTTTTATACTTCGCCGCAAAGTCCGGCTCCATTTCCGGCGTAAAAGACAAGAATACCTATCGTCTGTTCCCAGCCGAATCTCCAACCGTAAATTCCTAAGCAACGCAGGAGGGAGAAGCTATATGGCAAGGAGAAAGACGGGTTGGGTTAAAGTAATCTCCGATATAAATAGGGCTGCCACAAAAATGGAGAGGCTTCGAGTCCAAGAAGCCGCAAAAAAGGAAAGAGAATTACTGCGTCTCCAAAAAGCCGCCGAGGCTGAACAGGCACGAATAGCCCGGCAGAAGGAGCGCGACAAAAAGGCCGCCGCGCTACAACGTCAGCGACGAGAAGCTGAAGAACACAAGCTTCGCATACAGCAGGCCTCGTTGGAGGACCAATATGCCATTGTCCGTACACGTTATCATGAGATCAGTACACGCTTGCCAGAGCTTGCAGACCCAGAAACCATCATCGCTTATTGTAACGAGGGTATACAGCTGGTTCCCATGCTCTTTGACTATGAGATCAGAAAGAGTTTGCTGGAGAAATCCCCGTGTGTTTATCCGGATGTGGCCGACTTGTACCTGCGCCTCTCCAAAGCTTATGAAACGATGGGGATGTATGACCGTGCAATCATGGCCTGCCGCGATGCCATGGAAATGGGGATAACGTCTGCCGGCGAGCAGGGGAGTATGGCCGATCGTATCATGATCTTGACGAATGAGAAAAATGAGGTGAAGCATAATGGCTAAGTGCGTTAAGTGCGGCCGAAAAGGGATGTTTTTGAAAGTCAGTGCCAATGGACTTTGCCCTGATTGTCTCTCCGGCAAGCTCCATGAAGCCGCTAAGCAGATTGCCTCTCTTGAAGCTCAAATAACGCCTGAGTTTAAGGACGCAAAAGCTGTTCTTGACACGCTTTCCCGTGCAAAGAAGGAGCTTTCATCAATCGAAAAATCCATTGATGAAAAAAAGCAGGTCAAGGCAGAAATAGAGGCCGAAATCGCCTCGTGCAAAGAGCAGCTCCTTTTTGTATCGGATGCCGTTGAAATGGAATCCTTTTCGTTGTATGTTCCACGCTTTGACTTTTCAAAAAGCGACGATTATAAAGACAGGCTCACCAAGTTGCGCGACGCCCAAAAGCAGATGCTCCGAGATCACATAGCAGTAATCTATGATACAAACTGGACTGTCAATGGAAGCAAAACCGAGGGCAAAAAGTTGCTTGCTGATATGGAAAAACTTTTCGTACGTTCCTTTAACAATGAATGCGACGCAGCTATTAGTGATGTGAAATTCTCAAACATGGACCGTTGCAGAGAAAGAATCCTAAAAGCGTTTGAAACCATCAATAAGCTCGGCCGTGTAAATAACATGTCATTGTCCTATCAGTACCGCCAATCTAAGCTCGATGAGCTCGCCCTGGCCTACGAATACCAATGCAAAAAGCAGGAAGAAAAAGAGCAGCTCCGCGCACTCCGTGAGCAGCAGCGCGAAGAAGCCAGGGTCGCCAAAGAGATCGAGGCGGCTCGCAAGGAAGCCGAAAAGGAAAAGAAGCACTATCAGCAGGCGCTGGAAAAGCTCAAATTGCAGCTTGCCTCCTGCGAAAGCGATGAGGAACGGGCTTCCCTTCTTGAAAAGCAGAACGACATGATCGACCATCTCGACGACATTACCTCAAAGCTGGAGGATATCGATTACCGTCAAAGCAATCAAAAAGCCGGATATGTTTATGTCATTTCCAACATCGGCTCCTTTGGCGAGGGCGTTTACAAGATCGGTATGACCCGCCGTCTGGATCCCATGGAGCGTGTCTATGAGCTTGGGGACGCTTCCGTTCCCTTTATGTTCGATGTTCATGCCATGATTTTCTCTGACGATGCGCCCAAGCTGGAAGCAGCACTCCATAGAGCCTTTGCGGACCGGCGTGTGAACATGGTCAATAACCGCCGCGAATATTTCCGCGTCAGTCTGGAGGAAATAAAGTCTGTCGTGCTGGAAAACCATGATAAAACCGTGGAGTTTACAGATGTCCCCGACGCTCAGCAGTACCGTGAAACGCTTTTGATGCAGCGGCACGCCTAGCAAATGCAAGATGGAGGCTTTCCCATGCCCGATCTCACCCAACTCTCCTCCCACAGCGGCATCCCCCGCCCCGTACTCGTCCAGATCAGCGCCGCCGCCAAGAAGTACGCCCAGCGCGTGGTGCTCTACGGCTCCCGCGCGCGGGGGGATCATCATCCCGAAAGCGACATCGACATCGCCTTCTTTGGCAGCAACGAGGGCTTTTTCCGCTTTGAAACCTGCATGGAGCAGCTTCCCACCCTCCTGGAATACGACCTTGTCCATGTCACCGAAAAAACCTCCCCGGCTTTTGCCGAAAATATCAAAAAGGACGGTATCGTGCTGATGGATGCATCTACAGTCAAGATTGAACAGCTTCGCAACGCGCTCTCCCGGCTGGAAGAGGCCATCGCGGAGTACCGGCAAACGGGCAGCACGGTCGTGCGCGACGGTGCCATCCAGCGCTTCGAGTTCTGCGCAGAGCTGGCCTGGAAGGCCGCGCAGGATTACATGCAGGCACAGGGCTATCTGGATGTGCACAGCCCCAAGGCCGTCATGCGCAAAGCCTACGCCGAACACATCATCACCGACGAGGCCGGCTGGCTTGCTCTGCTGGATGCCCGTAATCAGACCTCGCATCTTTACGATGACGCGGTGGCCGACGCCGTGTATCAGGCCATCGGAAATACCTATTTGCCCCTATTGCGCGAACTGAGCGAAAAGCTGTCTGCCGCTGTCTGACTTTTCCTGCCCGGTTGTTATCTTCTAGCCAGGGAGGCACGCCGTGAACATCGCCATCTACCCGCGCAAAAGCAAGTTTTCGCCCACCAGCGAATCCATCGCCAATCAGGTCGCCATGTGCCGCGAATACTGCGACCGCTGCTTCGACGACCCGCATTATCTCGTCTATGACGAGGACGAGGGCTTTTCCGGCAAAAGCACCAACCGTCCGGCCTATACGCAGATGATTGAGGACATGCGTGCCGGCAAATTTCAGGTGCTGTGCTGCTACCGTCTGGACCGCATTAGCCGCAATGTGCGCGATTTTGCCGAGCTGCTGGACGATCTTCAGCGTCACAACATCGCCTTTGTCTCCGTCCGCAACAACTTCGACACCTCCACGCCCTTTGGCCGGGCCATGGTGTATATCTCCTCCGCCCTGGCACAGATGGAGCGAGAGACGCTGGCCGAGCGTGTCAAGGATAACCTGTACGAAATGGCCCGTTCCGGCCGCTGGCTGGGAGGGGTCACTCCGCTGGGCTTTGTGGCCAAAGCGCAGGAGGTCCACCGGGACGACAAAAAGCGCAAGCTCCTCATGCTTTCGCCCGTGGAGGAGGAGCTTGCGCAGGTGCGCGATCTGTTTGACCATTTTCTGCGGTTGGGCAGCGTGACCAAGCTGCTCCAGTATTGTCTGGAACACCGCATCGTCAGCCGCAACGGCAACGATTATTCCCGTACCACGCTGCGCCTGCTTTTGACCAATCCCGTCTACTGCACCGCTGACGCGGAGGCGTGGGCGTATTTTTCATCCGGTGACTACCAGCTCTGCGCCCAGCGGGAGGATTTTGACGGCGTGCGCGGCATCCAGCCCTTTGCCCGCACCCGCAAGGACGATGGCGGCACCGTCTCCCGACCGACTAGCGACTGGATTATCGCGCCCGGACTGCACCGCGGAATCCTTCCGGGCGCCATATGGGTGCGCGCCCAGCAGATCCTTCAAGACAACCGTGATCTGGGCAGCGCCTACAGAGCCCCGCGCACCGAAAACGCGCTGCTATCGGGCATCATCCGCTGCGCCGGCTGCGGGGCATACATGCGGCCCAAGGCCTACGGCAAACCTCTGCCGGACGGCAAGCGGCGCTTCAGCTACGTGTGCCTGACGAAAATCGACAGTTGCGGCGCACGCTGTGCCATGCCGAATGCCCCAGGCCGTGACGTGGACGCTCTGGTGATCAAAGAACTAACCAGCCTTACCTCCGACGGCGGCGCCATCAGCACGCTTCGCAGCGAAGCCCGCCTTGCCCAGGGCGAGGCGCGGCGCACGCATGCCGAAGCTGTGGCCACGCACGAAAAGGCCATCGCCTCCATGCAAAAAAAGGTGGACAAGCTGGTGGACGCTCTGGCCGCTGGCGCGCCGGAGGGTGCCCGCCAGCGTATCCTGTGCGAAATCGACCGCTATGAGCAGGAAATCGAGCAGCACCGCGACGCGCTGAGCGAGCTCAACGCCTCCGTCCTGCTCGACACCGATCCCTCCGCCCTCCTTGACGCCGCTTTCTCCGCGCTGGAGAGCTTCCGCACCAGCTTCTCTTCCCTCACGCACGACGAGCAGCGCCGCGCCATCCGCGCCCTGGTTGATCGCGTCACCTGGGACGGCAAAAACGTGTCCATCGAAGTATTCGGAGAAAAAACGCTCCCAAAATAGCGGGGGCGTTGCCGTCGTGGAAAGGTAGGTTTATCCACCCTCCCACAGCGGCAACGCCCCTCTACACCGCCACGCAAAACCTACTTGCTTTCAGCCTCCCTGCCTATACCATCGAACAGCGCATCAAATATGCCCGTCTTCAGGCCGGCTTGAGCGGAGAGGCTCTCGCACGCCTAATGGGCATTAACAAGGATTCCTACTGGAAGATGGAGGCTCGCTGTCATTCTATGAGTTGCCAGCACTTTCTGTCCTTCTGCCGTGCGACGACCTGCGACCCGTCCTTCGTGCTCTATGGTCCTCTCTCCCCTCCCGTAGTACCGCTCGTCGGGGATACCATCGGCGCCAGACTTGCTTTCTTCCGAGCTTCCACCTGTCTGACCCTTCGTGCCTTCAACGTGAAATGCGGGTTCGCCGCGCGTAATTCATCGGTGTCCGCATGGGAGAATGGCCGCTACCTTCCCCAACTGTCCAGCCTTCTGGCCATTGCCTCCGCCTTCGGCATCAATGCCGTTTCCTTCCTCCCATGATCTTAGGGTACATGCGCAGAGAATCCATCTCAAAATTCGCTGCGCATACATCCTGAAAAAAACCGGGCGTTGCACACCGTCCGCCCTGATAATATCTGGTGATCATGTCCGTTCTTTTATTCGTTCCAGTGCCGACCGGAAGATGGCTTCGTTCAGTTCAAAGCCTATTGCATCGTATCCCTCCAGATCAGCCGCCAGAAGGGTTGTCCCGCTGCCCATGAATGGGTCCAGGACGCAGCCTCCGGGCACACAGATCCGCACGATCTGGCGCATCAGCTCCAGCGGTTTCTGCGTCTGATGTCGTCGCTCATTGCCGGATACGTTCGGGCAGGTGAACACTCCCGGCAGGCATGGCACCGGCCTGTCAACGGGCAACGCTCCGTTCGACCCCCATAGGATGTTTTCCGTCTGCTGCCTGAATCTGCCTTTCTGGGGTCTACAGTTGCCCTTGTCCCATTGGGCCATGCCCCGCCATGTCCATCCGGCCCACTGCATCACGTCTGATGCCACGGGCGTTTGCCGCCAGTCCACGAACATGGCGATCACGCCGCCCGGCCTGGTACGCATGCGCGCCTCCAGCAGTACCTGCAGCATCAGGTTTGCCCAGCTCCGCTTGTCCATTGCGTCCCCTTCAAAGTCTGGATAGGGGCAGTTTTTGCTGCTGGTATACTTCGTTGATGTTTTGGCTGATATACCGTTTTGTGTGGCAGCTCCGGAAGCATAGGGCGGATCGGTTATAACAGCGTCAAACAAGGCATCCCGCGGCATTCCGCTTAGGATTGTCAAGGCATGCCCCTGCATCATTTGAATCATGATAAGCTCCTTTCATTACGTACCCCGCCCGGCATTTTGCCGGGCAGGGCGTTTCATGTTATTACATAGCGGTTTCAGGCGGCTTTTCCGGCTCCCCGATCCCATACACATCCTTTTCCCCCGCGGCGATCATGGCCATGTCCAGCTGCTTCCACGCGGCCTTGAGCGCGTCGATCACCTCTTGACTTTCAGTATAAAATCCCCGGTCGGCCATCTTTTGCAGCGCCAGTTTCCACTTGTCCTCTCCGCAGTAACGCCCCAGCAGCGCCTCCACGGCTTCCACCACGATCTTTGCCGCATCGGTCAGATCCCGCTGCTCAAGCCACGGCTTCACATACTTTACCCATACGCGCCCCAGCAGCGCGGAAAGCGCCGTGCCAATCACCCCGATGACGGCCACCACCAGCGCCGTCCAGTCAATGAGCTCGGTGCCCCCCGACATGACCGCAGCCTCCTGCGCCATGGCCAGCGCGGGCAGAAGCAACAACATCAAGATGATACCTACAAATCGTTTCATTTTCCAAAAACCTCCTTTAATTTTCCGGCGGTTTGTCTGGAAGCCGCAATATTTCTTCCTCGTAATGCTCTGACAAGTGATTCCGCCCCCGCGCCCGGTAGCTGGAATGCATTTTCAGCAGCATTTCCTTCTTGGCGCCGGGGCACCACCCCCGCGAGACATAGAAATCCTGCGCCTGACTGAGCCGCTCGTACTGTAAGTCACCGATGTCCTCCGACACCCCGCGCAGCGTTTCACTGATCCTGTCCAGCCTGGACGTCAGCTCGCTCCGAAACGCCGTCTGTTCCTCCCTCGCCTTCTCCCGCGCGCGAAACGGCTTGCACAGTAGCTCGCCGACCAGCGTCAGGATGTTCCCCGCTGTATTCAGCTTGTCCAATCTGTTCACCTCACCCGTTTGTTACAGCGTCCAGCACCGCATCCAGCGTCCTCTGGATGCCCTCCAGCCGGTCCAGCACTTCCACCTCAAACGTCTCGCCCGATGGCTCGTCCTGTCCGCTTTCCGGCACATCCTCCGCACCCTCAAACGCCAGAAACTTCGTCATCATATAGCCAACCTGCCCGGATGAAAGCCGTACCTGCGCCCAGCCCTGCGCGTCCTGCATCACCTCTACCGCTGTGCCCACAGGCACCTTGGCCAGGTAGGGCTTGTCCGTCGATGGGGTAGACCGCAGCTTCACCGGGTTGCCGTCCTGGCTGATGACCGTCGCGCGCCGTGTCTCCATGGATGTATCGCCTCCCTCCGGGCTATCTGTGTGCGCGGCATACGTCACCAGCGCGCACGGCCCGGCATACCGCCAGTCGCCCTGACGCGTATCCACCGTCACGCCGTCCACGCCGCCGCCTTTGGTGCAATGGGTGATGGCCAGCGGTTCCACGCCGGTGACTACGCCCACATGGTAATAGTCCATCACGTCGCCGGTGTATTCAGCTCCACCGGCCCGGTACTTGTCCGGCAGATCATACCCCGCATCCATCGGCCCCAGCGCCTTGAACACCAGCCAACCCAGCTCAAGGTCCGCTGCATCGACCTGCCGGAAAAGTCCGTCCACAGCAAACCTTGCCGCGTAGTTGCTGCCGTGCGTGCCTGTCCACCTGCCACCGGCGCGACGGATAGCACCTATGATAAGTCCGATGCAGTCGCAGGTCCCGTCTGATCCGTCCCCACCCTCGCGATAGGTCGGGGCTTCCGATTTGATCTTCGCCACCCCGCTCAGAAAAGCTTCAAGTGTCACCATCGCCTTCGACCTCCCAGCCGTAGACGCCGGGCTCCCAGACGTTGTTGTCCATGGTGCTCACCCAGGTCTTGCCGGCGTGGGTGACCTTGTCGCCCTTCATGTAGGGGTTGGTGCTCTCCGGCTGCTCCCAGGGCAGGGGCGCGCCGGTGTCGCTTACGAGCACCTTCGCCCATAGGCTGGGCGCGGCCGTGGGCGTCCAGCCCGATTGCGCCGCGTGCGCCTGCAGGCATCTGTAGAGCGCGCCCCCGTAGCGCACGCGATCGCCCGCGCCGTATTGCACCGCGCCGTCCCACGCGGGGTACAGCGCCGCGGCCCTGAGCGCCTGCTCGTCGGTGAGCACCGCCGCGGCCGCGTCCATCGCCGCGCGGACCACCTTTGCCGCCTCCAGATAGCGTCCCATTACGGCTGCACCTCGCTTTCCTCCGTCACGCCCAGCAGCGCGAGCGCCGCGCGCATGTCCTGCGCTTGCGCTTGCGCCTGTTCCAGCAGGGTTCGTACCCTTTCCCCGTCGCGGTAGAAATGCGCGCCGTCGTACGTATCGCCAATACCGGCAGGAACATCGCCCAGAGGTACGGCGTTGGGAAATTCATCGGCGTTGCTGTCATTGAGCCAGATGACATTGCTCACAAGGCCCTCTTCAACCACTGCGTAATTCATCCACATCACCTCGTATTTCTGATCACCACGATGCCGCTGCCCCCGCCCATGCCGTTGTCGCCGTTTGAATCGCCGCCGTTGCCGGTGTTGGCCGCCTCATCCTGCGTATGCGCGGCGTCCATGCCCCAGCCGCCGCTGGAATACAGCGTGCCCTCGGGCGAGCCGAACTCGCGCGTGGTGCTGCCCTGGCCGTTGCCGCCGGGGCCGCGGGCATCGCCGCTGGTTCCACTGCCGCCGTTGCCGCCGTCCACGCCACCCGGGCCAAAGGGACGGCCACCTCCGCCGGAACCACCGTCACCGCCGGCAGCGAAATTGTATCCGCCGCCCCGACCGCCGCTGACCGTCTGTCCAAGAGCGGAGCTGTCGCCGCCGGCGTTGCCGCCCGCGGCCCCGCCCGCGCCCACGATGATGGAGTATCCTGTGCCGGTGGCGAGCGCAACCGTCACGGTCCTGGTATAGCCGCCGCCGCCGCCAGCGCCAAAGCCGCCCGCTCCGCCGCCGCCGCCCACCAGGAACACCTGCGCGCCGCTGCTTTCGGCGCTGCCCAGGTGGCTGAACGCCAGCGTGCCGCTGGTGAGCAGCCTCAGCCGCCAGTTGAAATTGCCCTCGTCAATGAGCTGCTGCGAGCCGGTATAGGTATATGTGGGCAGGTAGGAGCGCACGGTGAGGGTGGCGGTGCGGCTGTTGACGCTGCCGGCCTTGTTGGTGACCTTGCAGTAGACGCTGTAGGTGGTCGCCGCCGTCAGCCCTGTGAGGGTGAGGGAGGCGGCGGTGCCCCCGGAGACGGCCGCGCCGTTTCGGTACCACTGGTAGGTGTACTCGGCGGGCCTGCCGGGCGTTGTGATGCTGATGGAAAAGCTCGCGCTGGCGCCGGCCGCCGCGGTGACGGTCACATCCCTTGGATAGGAGGCGCTGAGCACGGGCAGCTCGTAGGATTCGCCGCCGCGCCGCACAATCAGACATTCACCCATGTTATCTCACCACCTTCAAAATGACCGGCAGGTTGACCGCCGGTTTGTCTTCGTAGCAATACGCCGTGATCTGGCCGTTGCCCGCCGTGACGCGGCCCACGAACCCCCACGCCTCGGTGAGCGCCGTGCCCTGCGCGGACCCCGACGCGCCGCTCATGTCCACGTCCACGAAGGGATCGTCCGTGCTGAGCACGCCCGCGGCCGACGCGGTCTGCGTGTAGGGGGCCGAGGCGCTCCACCCCGCGGCGGTGAGCGTGGCGGAGTAGCGCGCGGTGCGGGCCGCCTCGGCGGACAGCCGGGTGATCTTCTCGTCGAGGGCCCTGCCCTGCCGGGCGTCCAGCGCGTAGCCCGCCTCGGTCATGGCGAGGCTGTTGACGACCCGCCCCGCCACCGCCCGGTCCAGCCAGCGGGACACCGCGTAGCCGCACGCCTGCGCGTCGCCGCGCTCGTCGGTCACGTCCTCCGCCGCGATCGTCGTCGCCGACGCGCGCACCCGCACCTGCGCCAGCGACACCTCCCACACCTGCGCGTTTCGCGTCAGCGCGGGCGGCTGGGGGCCGGACGAGGGCGTGCCCGTGAGGAGCCGGATGCCCATGCGGCGCGCGGACTGGTCGTTTTCCAGCCGCACCACCACGCGGTCGATGCGGTCCGCCGTGCCGCTGGGCTCGTGCGTGAGGGCGAGCGGACCGCCGCCGTCGTCCTCCAGAACGTAGACGTAGCCTTCGATGACGCATCCGCCGCAGGCCACGGAGGTGCGCATGTCCAGCCCGTCCGCCGTCACCTCCAGCCCGCCCTCGTGGCTGCTCACGCCGTTTTGCACCGACGCCCTGAGGATATGCGCAAACTGCGCCGCGTCGTACTCCCGCACGTCCGCGTCGATGGAGTCGAAATAGCCGTAAAATTCTCGTGCCACTGATGGAACCGTCCTTCCTTATGTGATTGAGGGGGATGGGGGTGGTG